GATTTTATCATGGAAACTAGTCTGGCATTTGCCATGGGATATTTGAATCGTAACAACCCGACCATGGTATTCGATTGGGATAAAGCGGCAGAGCTGATTCGTGAATACAATCCGTCCTATGCTGCGGCAGGACTTCAAGGAGATTGGGAATATACGGGTGGCTGTATCTGGAATGAAGGCAAACCGGTCTTTGATGACTACACCTTCCTCGCCTCTACTTGGGCTACTCCGGAGTTGATGATGGACAATCAATTCATTCCTTGTTATCGCATGGAAAACGAGGTGCCCGGTTGGGATGATGAAACCAAGTGGCCCAAGTCGGCGCTGGAAATCGTGAACAAGCGGAAGTCGGTGATGCTGTGGGACTAAGAAGAAGGCTGACTGCCACCCAGCGCAAGGAAGTGTGGCAGAAAACACAAGGGCGCTGTGCCTGCTGCGGGAAGCCCATTGAGATTTCTCAAATGCAGGTAGATCACGCTATCCCTATGGAGTTTTATAACGCTTACCGCGCTGTAGGGAAAGACCTGAACGCTCTTTCAAATCTTCTTCCGGCATGCCGAAGCTGTAATAACTATAAGTCTTCCTACACCATGGAGAAGTTTCGCAAGGTGATTGAGCGTATGCCGGAGGTTCTTCAGCGGGACAGCGTTACCTATCGCAATGCGGTCAGGTTCGGTGTCGTAACGCCATCACCGCATCCTGTTGTCTTTTATTTTGAGGCTATTGGGTTGCCTCGTATGCAGGAGGAATAACATGTTTCACTATGTTCAAGGCAGTATTTTTGATAGCAAAATGCAGACGCTTGTCAATCCGGTTAATTGCGCCGGCGTCATGGGAAAAGGATTGGCGGCAGAGTTCAAGCGCCGCTATCCAGCCATGTTTCGGGAATATCAAATCGGTTGTCAAGCGCGAAATGTGAGGATCGGTCATCCGCATTTGTACAAGTATCAAAACGGGCTTTGGATTCTGAACTTTCCTACCAAACGCCATTGGAGAGATATGGCATATCTTCAGAATATTATTGCCGGGCTTCATTGGATGAGCGTTCACGCAAAAGAGCAAGGCATTACTTCCGTTGCCTTTCCGATGTTGGGCTGTGGCTGCGGAGGTCTTGAACCGGATGGCGTCAAGCCGCTTCTGGAAACATGGGCGAATGCTCATCAGGATATTGAGGTAGAAATTTATGAAAGTAAAAATGATACCACTGACTGAAGCACAGCGGTTTTTTGCGGAAGAGAATATCAACCTCGCTTATAAAATGGCGTGGGATCTATATAAAACCTGCCGCGTCTTTCCGCTTGAGGATGTCAAACAGATCTGCTGCATGGGCTTGTGCCGGGCGGCGCAAAAGTATGACCCGGCGATAGGCACCGCCTTTTCCACACTGGCTTGCGTCAGTATGAAGAACCTGTTCTATCAGGAAGTTCGCAATAAGCGCCAGCCAGAGATGGTATCGCTGGATCAAACCTGCGGAAACGATGATGATTCCGTCATGGATTATCTCATGGCGGATCTCTGCGCTGATAATGTGATCGGTGAGGAAACCCTCTGCCTGTCTATAGATTTTGATACGTATCTCCTTCAGGAAAATCCAATGCGTCAGCAGGTCATACGCCTGTCTCTGCGTGGGCTGAATGGTAGAGAGGTTGCAGAAGAAGTCGGTTGTACCAGACAGAATGTGGATCGCATCAAGATGGCTGTTTGTCAAGGCTTTATCAAATGGATGAAAGGAAAGAAATAAGATGGATAAATATCTCAGCATCATCACAAACTTCGGGTGCCACTACAACTGCCCCTATTGCATCGTCAAGAACAACAACCTGCATATTCCAAAAACGACGCTGCATGGTCTTTCTATGGCTCGCAAAGCCTTCGACGCTCATGGCTGCAATATTCTTTCCCTGTCTGGCGGCGGTGATCCGCTCTATCAGTTCAATCTGCATGAGGATTGGTACACGCGTCTCTTCCGAGAGTTTTCAGACGTAGATATTGAAATGCATACCAGTTATCTGCCAGACGATGTCGAATTCCCCTTCGACCGTTGTAAGCGGGTAGTGTATCATTGCCATACAGTTACCGATTTGTCTCGCGTTTATCGGATGGGGAATGAAATTGTCCGCGTTGTCTTCGTCGTCACCGGGGAATATTCCATTCGCACCCTGATGGATATTGCTGATACAGTGCATCGCTCTCCGGATATTGACGAGCTTTCGTTCCGCCAGTTGGTAAACAATCATTACGAGCCGGAGCACTATCTGGAAAACTACCTGAAACTGGGGCATAAGAAACTTTGGTGGTATATCGAGCAGAACGATTATAACGTTTACTACGCGGAAAACAAAGTGGCGTATCGTTACCGGGATATCTGCGAGGCGAAAGCATGAGAAAACAGGAGATGTTTTTCGTTCTTCATACGCTCGTTATTCCAAATGGAGAGATGATTACTAACGAAATTCTCGGTGCTTTCCCTACTGTTCAGGAAGCGTTTGTCTTTGTCAAAGAATATGAAGCTCACGAACCGCATAAGACAGAGAATTTCCGGCAGAAGTATCCTATCACGGATGCTTTCTGGGACGCGGTCGATGCTGAAGAGGATCTTCCACATACCACTTACCTGTGTGTTTTCAATGAGAACTATGACCTTGATTTTTACCGAATCGGCAAACCGTATACTATGGAACTCTTTGGCCTTGCCGATAAGAAGGAACTTTACCAATGGTACAACCAGCATTATGCTGTCAAGGAGGATGAAAATGAAGAACAATAACCTTGGCGTTAATACTCGCTATCGTTTGTGTGGCCGCAACAGTAAACAAAAAATGAAGAAGCAGCGTGCTAACCTTGGCTTCTGCTCCGGCGACCTGTGGGATATGGATTCCTATCTGCTGGAGCTCATTCCTGCGATGCTGCGGGAGTTTGCCGCTACCACGCATACCTATCCTGTGATGAAAGAGCTTCTCAATCTTCCGGAAGGCCAGATGCCAACCTGCGATGATTATTACAATGCCTATATCGCAAAGATTAACAGCATTGCGGATCAGTTTGAAGCGGTGCTATCTCGCGTAGAAGATACAAACGATATCGCGGATGAAAAGTATACCAAGAAGACACAGACCATGCTCAATAAAGCCTTCAAGGAGCTGGCGTCCGTCCTTTTTACATTGTGGGATTGAGAAAACAAGGAGGAGTTTTATGTCGGACAGCGCTTCTCTGATGATTGGAAAATATCTTTGCCGGATCCTGCTGAATCAATATGAAATGATGATCGCTCTTTGTAAATCTCCGAAAATCGACGACGCCATTCGTTCTCGATTGGCGATGCCAGTTCAAGAAACATGGGAGCTGCTGGAAGAAGGCGCAAAGATGGCAAGGAGCGAGACCAATGCTTGATATGAAGGCTTTAATGCCTGCGTTTGTAGTCAATGTGGCTTCTATGACCGATGATGAAGTGCAGACTTCTATTCAAAATGCGGAACGCCTGACTGTATGTTGCGCAGATAGTGATAAGAAGTCTGCGATCAAAAACGAAGAGGTGAAATCAATATGAATAGTCGCCGCTATGGCGAGATCGACCCGGAAAGCCCGAAAGATCAGCTCTTTATGAAGATTGACCATGCTTTTTCTGAAATTGCCGCCGCCAAAGGCAAAGCAAAGAAGAGTACCATTCGCTATTGCATTCTGACTTATGGTATTCAGGTGTCTCGTGCGCTGAATTACCTGCTCAATCCGTATATTGTCTTTGGCATTGGCGAAAAGTCGCTGGCAAAACCGCTGACGCTTAATCCAGAGCGTACATTTACGGATCTTTTTGATCTTCTTGATTACCTCAAGGATCAACCCAGCGTTACTGACCAAACGATTGCCAATGTGCAGGCGTTTATTCAGGAGAATGAACCCTTTCGGGAGCTGATCTCCGGCATGGTAACGAAATCCATTCGTCTTGGCGTTTCTGCCAAGACCGTCAACGAAACGCTCCTGCAGCCGTATATTCCCACGTTCTCCTGTATGCTGGCAAACAAATATTTTGACCATCCTGATGCGGTTTCCGGAAAATCCTTTGCCATCACCGAAAAACTGGACGGCATTCGCTGTATCGCAATGGTAACGAAAGATAACGTTCGTCTCTTCTCCCGCCAAGGCCAGCCTATCACTGGGTTGGATGAGGTAGAATCCGCCCTTGCGAACATCCGCTCCGTCTATTCTAAGGACTTCGTGTTCGACGGGGAATTGCTGGTAACGGATCGAGATTCCATTCCTTCCAAAGAACAGTATAAGCGCACCACGCAAATCGTTCGTTCCACAAAAGCCCATAAACAGGGGATTACCTATAATGTCTTTGACACGCTGGAGCTGGATGCCTTCCAGTCGCAGCAGTGCGAGATGCCTTACTACATGCGCCGTCAAAGACTGGATGTATTGGGTGAGATTGCTCATAGCCCCAGTATCCGTGTGGTTCCTGTGGAGTATATGGGCAACGACGTATCACAAATTCAGACCCAGCTCAATCATCAGCGAGCCTTGCAGCACGAAGGCGTCATGCTCAACCTGCTCGACGCTACCTATCAGTTTACCCGCACCAATCAGCTCCTGAAGGTCAAGGTGATGAACGATTGCGATCTGCGCATCATCGGCGTGGAAGAAGGTAATGGCAAATTCGCCGGCACACTGGGTTCTCTGGTTGTGGATTATAAAGGAAATCCTGTTGGTGTAGGCTCCGGTCTCAGCGATGCCGACCGCGCCGCTATCTGGGCTGATCCAGACGCTTATATCGGCAGGGTTGCCACGATTCAATACTTTGAAGAAACCAACGATGCGGACGGCAAGCTCTCTATTCGTTTCCCGGTATTCAAAGAACTCTGTGTCGAAGGAAAGGAAGTCAGTTATGCTTAATGCGCAGTCATACAGCGATCAGAAATTGCTGGAATCGCTTGGTATTTGGAGCAATGGCCGATCTGAGGATGCTTATAATGCTATTCTGGATCTGCTGGAAACCGTTATCGCCAGATGTGATAACCTTTCATCGTCATCCGCCAAGTGTCATCTGTGTTACGGCTCCGGGTGGATACAGATTGCACCGGGCGTTCGCGGCATCAAGGTTTGTCCTGCATGTGAAGGCAAAGGCAAGACACAAAAGGATTACGATACACATTGGTACGACCTGTGCGACAATCCTTTTGCACTGGCAATGGTGTATGTACTCACCGACAAAGGATTTCTTGACCATTGTTCCAGTATTTATGGGTCTTATATTACCCAGAAAGGTTGCTGCCTCGCTCAGACACTTCGCCGTGCGCAAGAGATTGGCTGGTTGAACATAGGCTTTGATGCGAACGGTATGCTTCGTAAATTGGCAGATGACGAAATCCCGGAAGCGTGATATAATAAGACGGAGGAGGTGGTGGCATGTGTGATTTCTTGAGGCAAGATGGATTGTCTATGGATATGCTTGCCAGACTTTCTTTCAAAAGCGTGCTGGGTCTTTCTCTTAAGAAAAGCATTGGCCATTTTCCAAAACAGGATATATTGTTGGAAGTGGAACGAGCTTCTGATTGGTATGATGAGCAGGAATTGTTGAGCGATTTGTCATTAGACTACCGCGTGAAATCCCTGCAATCCGCCGCTTATAAGTATGACAGGTATTATCCGAATCGTCCTGCTGCCAAAGTGTTTGATGATTTGCTGGGCTTTCGTTCTTTGTGTGATAGCTACGATCCAGTTCTAAGCGCGACTGCTGTACCGCGCTTGCGAATAGTGGATATGTCATCAGGAAAGGCAAAGGACGATGGTTATCGCGGCGTTCATGTGTATTTTCAAATGGATAATTTTTATTATCCGATTGAGATTCAATATAATACCTACTTTGACCGTCAACTAAATAACTGGTTGCATAAATATATCTACAAGAAGTCTTATCCATTGGAATTGGGACAAAAATTGCGCTTGTTTTATGAGCAAGGCAGCATACGGAACGAAGAAGAGTTTAAGGAGGCGATGAGCAGTGTGCTACGTGGTTGCGAAGAATGTTGATGCTATTGGGTGTGTTGCAATTAAAATGAAACAGGGCCCTTCTGTTGTCGCACTAAAGAAGGAGATCAATACTCAGTTTGCTGGGCAAAAGATCCAAGTAGTGACCATCAGTCGCCCGTCAGCTTACGGGGAATATGCTCCATATCATATTGTGGATACAACAGACGAGTTCAAACGCGAAGTAAGTCGGCTGTAAATAGAAAATCGCACGAAGAGATGCTTGAAAGTTCAGGCATCTCTATTTTTATACCTTTCTTTCCCATTTTACCCGGAACGAATCGGAGAAAATCGCCCCAATTAAGGGTGTAAATGCGAAAGGAGAATGGTATGTGTAGGATTCCAGACGGAATGAAGTGGTCGTTCTCTAAGCTGGAAGCCTTTCATCATTGCGGCATGATGTTCAAGCTGATTTATCTGGATCATGCCGAGAAAGAAGGCAACGGCTTCTCTGATTACGGCACGTTTTGTCATAAGCTCCTTGAAGAATGGGCAAAAGGCCAGATTCCAGACTTCGCTTTGGCTGAAGAGTATCAGGAACGATACGACGACGAGGTCGTCAATGCTTTTCCACCGTTTCCACGAGGGATGTCGCAGAAATATTACGATCAGGGGCTTGAATACTTTGAAAACTTCGATGGTTTTGGCGATGACTATGAAATTCTGACTGTCGAAGAGAAGTTTGAGATCGAAATCGACGGTTATATTCTCGTTGGCATTGCAGATTTGACGCTTCGCAACAAGAAAACAGGCGGAATCGTTGTTATCGACCATAAATCCAAGTCCAAAAACTCCATGAAAAAAGAATATGAAACCTTCAGGATGCAGCTGTATACCTACGCCATGTTCGTCAAGCAAAAATACGGCGTCTATCCTGAAAAACTGATCTTCAATATGTTCCGGGAGCAGAATTTCATTTCGGAAGACTTCGATATGGACATGTACAACAAGACGCGGCAATGGATTGTTGATACCATCCATGAAATCGAAGCGTGCCGGGACTGGATCATATCCTCCAGCAGCTTTTTTTGCCGGTATGTATGTTCCGTGTTTGATTCCTGTCCCGCAAGAGACGCAGTTCTCTTTGGAAATAAGAAAAACGAGGAAGAATAAATGGCTACGAAAAAAGGAAGACAGCTCGACTTCTCAAATGCCCCGCAGAATTTGGATCATCATCCGTTCTTTGGTCTCCAGCTGGATGAGGATCAGCTTCAATTCGCCAATGCCATCTGGTCTTCGGATAATGACATCATCTTCGTGGACGCCGCTGCGGGTTCCGGTAAGACAACTGTTGCGGTAAGCACCGCAGTTCTCCTGTGTAAGTATGGTTTGTACGACGACATCGTGTATGTCATGCATCCGATCTCTGATTCGCAGGGCTACCTGCCCGGCACCATCACCGAAAAGAGCAGCGTGTATTTTGAAGCGCTTTATCAGGCGCTCATCACCGCAAACGAAATGCCGGAACAGGCCATTCGCAATACGTCTATGGCATACGACAAGCAAGGTCTCGCCTTTGTAACCGCCATCACAGATTCTTACCTGCGCGGTTCCAACATCGGCGGAAACAGCAAGACCGTTCTCATCGTGGACGAGGCGCAGAATTTTGACACGTTCTCGCTCCGTAAGGTTCTTACCCGCGCCTGCGAAAACACCAAGGTGATTGTCATCGGTCACGACCTTCAGTGCGATCTCCGCTGTAAGCATGAGAGTGGATTCAAGCATTGCATGGAGCACTTCCGCAGCAAGAACCATCCGCGCTTTGCCTTCTGCGAACTCAAGACCTGTCATCGTTCTCTGGTGGCGCAGGTGGCAGATGAGCCATGGGACGACGCAGGCAACCCCGTTAAAGCCCCATACACTGTATCAACCGTATTGCTTTGAAACAAGTGAGGTAACTATGGAATCAAGAAAAGAAGCTGAAATCAGTAACGCCCTCTTTGATATGCTGGACGACCCGTTTAATGCCAAGCTGCCGGATCTGGCAGTCGTCAATCTTTATAAACTCGCCAAGGATCGCCGAATCTGGCTTGATATCGCGGTGGACGATGCCGCGCGAATGCGCGTGGCTCAGCCCCTTCATAATTTGTGTGATGAAATGCAGCGACTCGCGCCAGTTCAGACGC